TGGGTGCAATGTCTCCAGAAACAGAGATTATACAAAACAGACAAAACACTTCATAACATACAACGGTGAAAAGAAAAGTGCCAAAGAGTGGTCGGATGATGATAGGGTATATGTATCAAGAACTTGCATATTGCAGAGATTGAAAAGAGGTATGAGTGCTGAAGAGATACTATTCTCAGAGAAGAAAACACACAAAAGGAGATAGAAGATGCTTGAAGATACTAAAAAGAAGATGGAAGAGAACATGGCAAAGAACGGGGGAGACCCACAGAGAAAAGCAATGGATGACCATAGGGATGCAGAGGTTGAGAACCTTAAGAGTCTTGTAGAAGACGGTGTGAAAGAGATTAAATCTCTCAAGGCTGAGAATGCAGAACTTAAGGGACTTGATGATGACAGAAGAAGACGGTTCGAATATGCCCTCGCAAAGAAAGACGGTATCATAGAGTATCTCGAGAAGAAGCTGATTACAGCATGGAACGAGTTTAAAAATGCACAAGATTGACTTCATAAACCTTGTGACCAAGATGTACGATGACACCATGGAGGTGGTGAGAACTGAGGACGAAGAGAAGATGATGGGTAGGCTACTGACTCTCGCAAACAGAGCGAAAGAGGAAGACCCTACCGCACTACTCGAGGTCGCTGTCTTCACCAAGATTATGCACGAACTATCAAAGGAGAAGTGATGGGACATTTAGGAAGCGGAGATGTATGGGCTGTAACACTTGTTGTTGGACTCATGTTTATGGCTATGGTAGGATGGGCAATAAAGAAAACTGGTGGTGACGAATGATTGTAGAGATATTCGGATACCAGATGACATCGATGCTGGTGGGTGGAGCCATACTCTTCTCTCTCTTCTCTTTTATGGTGATCCTCGCAACGATCGACATCAAGAGGATAAGGGATGCCAGAAGAGCAAGGATTCTAAGCTACTACGAGACCCAGTTGATGAAGAACTACCAGTACAGAAGCATACTGAGCAGAATGGCTGAGACAAGGAGCATACCATGAACAGAGAGAACGCTATAAACAACATCGTTGATGCCAAAGACAGCGACTACTTCAAGGATGTGGTAGAGGGTGTCATCGATGCAATGAGGGATGACTGCGAGGTCAAGATGGGAGATATCATCGAGGACTACGAGAGTCGAACTTGTTCAAACTGTAAACATTTTGTAGAAGTAATACTGGGTGAAGGTGTATGCTACAAAGTACCAATGGATTCAAATGTATGCTGGAGAGTCATTGGCTCTTTTGGATGCAGAAACAAGTTCGAAAGGAAAACAGATGATGATTGATGACTCAGTAATAGAACTAAGCATAGAGGTACTCACATTGATTATTTTCATGTGGCTGGTTCTAAGATGACATGGAATAGACCAAAGGTAGGAGATCGAAGAACCAAGGTAAAGTTCGCATGGATCCCAATCTGTATCGGAACACAATGCGTATGGCTTGAGAGGGTAACTATTCACGAAGAGTACAAATACTACGGAAGAGAACCTCTCGTAAAGAACAAGTGGATAAAGGTAGCAGTCGAAAGACATCAGTAAAACTGAACGACTTCATCAATTAATTTTATAATGTGATATAATTGTCTCATCCCAACAAAGGAGAGAGACATGGACAAGTCACTTGAAAAGCAAGACAAACCACTTACTCCTAAGCAGAAGAGATTCTGTGAAGAGTACCTCATTGACCTCAACGCAACACAGTCAGCCATTCGAGCTGGATACTCAGAGAAGACAGCAGAATCAATAGGATGGGAAAACCTCAGAAAACCATTGATTCAGGAATACATTGCAGAGAAGCAGAAAGAAGTTCAGGAACGAACTAAAGTATCAGTAGACTTCGTCATCAATGGAATCAAAGAGATTGCACTCAAAGGTGCTAAGGAAGAGAACAGACTCAGAGCCTTCGATATGCTCGGAAGACACTTAGGAGTTTACGAGAAGGACAACAACCAATCAAAGCCAGAAGCCATCCTGAATATAACAAGGAAATATCTTGGCACGGGAGATTGAGTTCAAGGTTCCAGAGAAGCTGGCTCCACTTGATACTATCAAAGCAAGATACAAAGGTGCGAAGGGCGGAAGAGGTTCTGGCAAGTCCTACTACTTCGCAGACAAACTGCTTGATAGGTTCATAGAGAACCCGAATCTCAACTGGGCTTGTATGAGGGAAGTGCAGAAGTCCATCGCCAAATCGTCCAAGAAACTGCTCGAAGACCGCATCGAATACTATGGGCTTCATGACTACTTCGAGATACTACAGACAGAGATACGATGCAAGAGAGGCAAGGGGGAGATAATCTTCCAAGGTCTCCAAGATCACACGGTTGACTCAATAAAAAGCCTCGAGGGATATGACGGTGTCTGGGTAGAGGAGGCACAAAGCATAACACAACACTCACTCGACCTACTCATCCCGACATTCAGGAAGGATAACTCAGAGCTCTGGTTCAGTTGGAACCCAGAACTACGAACTGATGCAGTCGAAAGACTCTTCAAAGACAAAGACAATTCAATCTGCGTGCACATCAACTACACAGAGAATCCATTCTGCTCCAATGTAATCATCCAAGAAGCCGAAGAGATGCGACTCAAAGATCCGGACAAGTATCACCACATCTATCTCGGTGGATATGTTGATACAACTGGGAACAAGCTCTTCTCATACAGCGACATCGAGAGAGCAATGAGCCGTAACGGTGATGACTCTGGTGCTACTGTAATCGGATGCGATGTTGCTCGTTACGGTGATGACAGCACGACACTCGTGGTCAGGTCAGGTCTCTGGGTCAAGTCGATACTTCAGAAGCGTAAGCTAGCTATCACAGAGACTGCAGACTGGGCTGAGTACATCTCAAGGATATCTGGAGCCGATGCAATCATCGTGGATACAATCGGTATCGGTGCTGGTGTTCATGATATCCTATTAAAGAAGGGAGTCTTTAGCGTGGACGGGAACTTCGGGTTCAAGGCACAAGACGAGGATACCTATGCCAATAAGAGGGCAGAGGCATACTTCAAGCTGGCAGAGGCATTCAAGAGAGGTCTCTCTGTCCCATACGATGAGGAACTCATAGAGGAGCTTCTTGCTGTGGAGTATCTATTTAACGAGAACGGCAAGGCTAAGATCATGCCCAAGGATAAGATAAAGGAACTGCTCGGAAGATCTCCAGACAAGGCGGATGCACTTGCACTTACATACTTCACCGAGGTGTACTCATCCAAGTTGCATGGAGTGGTGGACAACTATCAGGCACCTAATGTATTCTGATGCAAGTTTGCCCGAAAATTCTCGGGGGACTTGACAAATATAAAGAAAACTGATTAAAATAGTTAAGATAATCAGTAATATTTATGATATAATGGTCGAAAACAGCAACTTTAAAAGGACTCTTTTGTGGAACAGACTACTGAAACAACACGAAAACCGTTGACTGATGATGAAGTACTCGCTATTGTAAAGCAAGACTTCGAGACTGCAAAAGAGAATAAAGTACTTGTTGATAAAAAGATTCAAGGCTTCAAAGATCTATACGAAGGGAAGCCACTTGGCAACGAGACCGATGGAAGGTCTCAGTATGTAGCCAAGGAAGCACAGAAGGCTGTCAACTGGTGGATACCTAACGCAATGAAGCCGTTCATGTCCAGCGATGACATAGTAGGCTTCGAACCAAGAACATTCGATGACATCTCGACCGCAGAGTCGCAGAATGTCCTACTAAACTACCAATTCAACAACGGATTCCCTAAATATCAATTCCTTTACTCATCTCTCCAGCTATACGCATCAGAAGGTACAGTCGTGTGCCGTACTGGATGGATACATGAGGAAGAGACCGAAGAGATACCGTTCGATGGTCTGAACAGACAGCAGATAGCAATGCTCATGCTCAATGGTGCAGAACTTGAACTCGAAGACCAAGCAGAGATCCAGCTTGACCCGATGGAGTCACCACTTGTAGACAGCTATCAAACAGTATACAAAGGTGTAGCAAGGATCACCAAGACCACGGTCTCAAGACCAGATGCAGAGACACTCAAGAACGAGGACTTCTACATCATAGGAGAGACGGTTGAGGACTCTGACTGCTGTATCCAGAGAATCGACACGACAAAGTCAGAGCTTAGAAAGCAAGATGTCGAGTACAACAAGAAGGGTATCTACCAGAATGTCGACAAGATCCAATGCAACGGCATCGATGAGAGAGACTCAGGTCTGGGTCAGGAGAGAGCCAACGACCTCAGAGAGTACGGTCAGGATGAGGACACCAAGAAGTACAACGACACCAGAGAAGCCGTGACCATTTATGAATACTATGGGAACATAGACAGAAACGGTGACGGAATCGCTGAACCTATCGTGTGCGTATGGTCTGGCAATGTGATACTAAGAATATCGGACAACCCATTCCCAGACAAGGAGCCACCGTTCATCTCAGCACCGTTCATGCCAGTACCGTTCAGCTTCTGGGGTAACGGTCTTCCTCACTACCTCGAGGACATCACCAAGGTCAAGTCTGCGATCATGAGAACATTCATCGACCTCATGGCTCACTCGACCAACGGGATGAACCATGTCGAGAAGGGTTCCATCGATGCTTACAACATGAGAAAGCTCCGTGAGGCGAAGATTGGTACAGTCGTGGAGTGGAACAGACTCTCTGGGTATCATCAACAACAGTACAACGAAATCCCACCAGCATTGCAAGCCATGTATGAGCTGTTTACTGGAGAGGGAGAGAACGAGTCAGGATTGACCAGATACAACCAAGGTCTCGATGCCAAGTCATTGAACAAGACCGCAACTGGTATCACAGCCATCATGTCCCAGTCACAGATGCGAACATGGGAGACGGTAACAAGATTCGCAGAGCAGTATCTAAAGCCTCTATTCAGAAAGTGGATAGCCTATAACCAAGCGTTCCTTGATATGAACATAGCGACAAGGGTAGCTGGGAACAGATATGTATCCGTAAGCAAAGACGATATCTCTGGAGAGTTCGACCTCAAAGTATCCGTAGCGATAGGAGGAACCAATGAAGACAAAGCACAGAAAATCATCTCTATGCTACAGATTGCTCCATCGTTGGTGCAGATGGGCATCGTACCTCAAACGCATCTCGGTAAGCTCATAGCTGAACTTGAGGAGCTATGGGAATTCAAAGACCTTGCAGAAGAGCTTAGAGAGCTTCTTGAAGGCACCTCTGCACAGCAAGTACCGCAAGGCATCCCAGACCAAGGAATGATCCAATAAACTTAAAAGGAAAACAGATGGAAGAACTCACACCAGAGCAATTAGAAATCGCAAAAAGAGAAGAAGCAAGAAGGGAAAAGGAAGTCCAGCAGATGATCAAGCAGAGCATCCAAGCTGGTAAAGATCTTGAGAAACTCAAGAAGTCCCCAGCATGGAAGAGACTGGTGGAAGGACTGTTCCTGACACAAGGGATGGAAATCCTATGGCAGAACCTTCGTCACCTAAAAGAGGAACAGATGAAAGGCAGAGGGAACGACAGAAACCTTCAGGTCATTGAGATGATTGAGGGACAAGTGAAGACCCGTTTGGACTTCCAAGGGTTCCTTGATACTGTCGAGAATGACTACGAGAGTGCCTTGGCAGAACTCGAGGAGCAAGAGAAAGAAGCTAACGAAAGGAGTGTAGCATGAGTGTTGAACAAGAAAATGTTGAAGAGACACTAGAAGAAGAGCTATCCGAAGAGGAACTGGCTCAACAAGCTGAGTACGACAAAGTATTCTTTTCAGATGACGAACCGAAAGGGGAAGCGAATGAGGATGAGGATGAGGAAGAGGAACCAGAAGCGGTGGAACCCGAGTCAGACGAGGTATCAGAGAGTGAAGCAACTCCTGAGACTAACTCTGATGAGGTAAATGAAAGTGAAGAGAACCCAGAGCAACCAGCAACGGACTCACAAGGTACTCACACTATCAAGTGGAACGGTAAGGATGTAGCGGTATCAACCGAGGAGCTGATTGCAATGGCTCAACAAGGATTCGACTACACTTACAAGTCTCAAAACTTGGCGAACGAAAGAAGACAATTCCAGAGTGAGCTGAGTCTGTTGGAGAAGGTACGAGGAGGAGACAAGGAAGCCCTTGCACAACTAAGCAAGCAAAGCGGAATTGACCCACTCGACCTCTTGGATATCAATACGGATGAGATTGAACAAGGAAGTGCCACACCAGCACAGCCATTCGTCTCACCACAAGTGAAAGAACTGATGGATGTAGTAAGACAAGACTCGGGACTGTATCAACAGATGCAACAAGTCGAGGATGTCCTACCAAGGTCAGTCATAAATGTTATGGCACAAGATGCTGACACTTTCTATTCTATTGTGAATGAGGTGAGAAGCGGTGATGCAGAGATAGTCCTCCCAGAGGTACAGAAGCAGATTGCCCTTCTTCCAGAGATGGACAGAATGATTGTGATGAATAACCCAGAGCAATACAAGAACCTTTATTTGAATGTGAAGCAGTCGATGATAAATGCGATGCAAGAGCAACACCAGCTCGACCCAGACAAGGGCATCGTGACACCGACCAAGCCAAAGACTCAGACAAAGAGACCAAACCCAGCAGAGGTTGTGGTAAAGCGTTCTGGAACGGGAACGACAAGAGTTGAAGAAAAGCCGAAGGACTCGATGCAAAGTGACGAGACCTATCACGCTATTCTTCAGAGATTACAACAACAAGCATAGAAAGGAATATAGATGCAAGTAGTTTTTACTGGACAGTTCACTTCTTCTGCTGGAGCACAAGAAGACATCGAACTAGGATGTGGGGTCTCATATGTAAAAGTTTACAATGTGACCACAAACATCTCGTATGAGTTCTTTAATGATGGTACAAACACAGAAGATATCATCACTACTGGTTCTACGGGTGTGATTACGACTGGCGGTGCGAATATTATTTCGGCAACAAATGGATTTAGTGTGGATGCTGGAGCATTGTCTGCTTCGGATGTCTGTACCTATGTCGCTTACAGATTGGAAGGATAACAAATGAGCAATGTAACTGGTACAGCCCAAGTACCTGCTGGTGTACAAGCCTTCTACGATAGAAACCTATTGGAGAGAGCTTTACCAGCTTTGGTTCACGACAAGTTCGGGCAAATGAGAAACTTGCCGAAGGGAAATTCTGACACTATCAAGTTCAGAAGATGGAATGCGTTGGCTACGGCTACAACACCTCTAACAGAAGGGGTAACACCAACTGGATCAGCGATGAGCGTAACTGACATTACTGCTACTATCGTTCAGTACGGTGACTTCACAACTCTTACAGACAAGGTTTCACTTGTGACTGA